CGCATAGTAATGCTATTGAAGATACCAATAACATTATCTGCTGTCTGAATCTTACTTAAACCGCCACTGATATGACTGTGGTCAAATTCAACACTTTCGACAGCGCCGCGATTCAGCTGACTGGCTGTGCAGAACAAATAGTTGCCCTGCGTGGCCATTGCTCTAAGTTCTTCTGATACTAGTTTATCTTTAATAAACAAGTCAGCTACACTGATCTTTTGACTGGCTGGCATCATAAGATCCAAATAGTCAACAACCACAAAGTCAACTTTCTTGTTGTGTTGGATCTGAAACTCTTTTAACCAACTCTTAAGGTCATTGACAGTAACTCCGGCAGTCAGTTGAACAATCTGTAACTGGCCGGCCTTTTTGCCCTTCATTCGAATCTGCAGGTCAACTTCTTCCAAGTTGCGATAAATCTCTTTGGTAGCAATACCCATAAGCATAGCATCCATACGCATACTACAGAGACCTTCACTAAGTTCTAGACTGAAATAAACTCCGTTGTGTCCTTGTTGACTCCAATTTAGTGCTAGGTTTTGTAAGAACAAACTCTTACCTGCACCAGAACCACCTGCAAAGATATTCAGCTCACCTCTGTTAAATCCACCATATAGCTTGTCGTCGATGCTCTTCCATCCTGTGCTGGTTCCGCCGTTTTGATTTTTTAATCGAGTCAATCGCTCCATAGGATCAGCATAGTAACTGGTACCAAAACTCTTAGGCAAGCCTATGCTACTGGCATCCTTGATTAATCTTTCTACTTCGCCATAGCGTTGCTTGTCCAGCAAGTCGGCACTTTTAAGAATAGCCTTCTCTAACGCCTTGTGTCTGGCAAAAGTTTCAAACTCTGTTAAGAACCAATCTTTATGAGCACTGGCTTCTCCTGGCACTTGTTTAAGTTCTGTACCTGTGACTGCTTGTATTTGATCTACCGTAGGACAATCACTATACTTACCAGCATAGTCTTTGATAAACTTAGCCGTTTCCTGCAACCCTCTACTAAAGTGAGTATCATCAAGAACGTTTTGGCAACGTGCAAGTAATTCTTTATCGCTGATCAAAAACTCCAAAAATAGTTTTTGTAAATCTGTGCTGTATTCTTTAATTTCTTCGCTCATTGACAATATTTCTTTCCCATTAATCTAATTTTTGTTGGACTGTGTTCTGCGGCTTGCAGTATGCTATAGACTGTGAATAGCCTACCATATTTCATAACTGCATCGCTGGCGTCTTTGCATCCTTCCCACTCCGGGAAGCTAACACTCCATCCATAGTCTGCGGCACGCTCTACTAGATCTCGACCAGGTTTATCAGAGTCAGGTAGTAGTATAGGTTCTATATTTAAGTCTTCTATCAGTTGTATCTGTCGATCGCTGATGTTATTACTGCCCACTGCTAGTCCGCCTGTTAGTAATGCATCAAACTCGCCTTCGGTGACAATTACATACTGTCGTGTTTCTCTTTGATGGTCTAAGCCATAGACATAGTCTGCTGGAGACTTTTTATAATACTTGCCAAGTTTAGCAGGAACATCTCCTACATATCTGCTTTGAAAGCCTACTATCCTATTTTCGTAAGTAAAGGGTAGTATAACTCTATTGTTTAGGCCTGCATAAGTTTCGTCTGTTTCTAGCCATACTGCCAAGTCATATATTTGCCTAGATTGCAAATAATCAATTTTAGTATGGTCGGATAATTGTTTAACATCAAAACCAAAATCAAAGTCGGGCCAATTAGGTGTCCACACTGGCTCGGGTTCTCTTAGAGTCAGCGTTTCGATGTCTGCTTGACTCAACAGTTCTAGGTTTAGTCTTTGTATTTCAGCTTCGTCGAAGTTTAACTGCTTGAGCAGTTTACGCATCTTAAAGCTAAGTGTTCTTCCTTGTGTCCAACTAGTCTTAAATTGGCAGTTAAAACAATGATAGCTAACTGCACCGTCGGGATTATAAAGAAGGCCGCCCCGACGTTTAGTATCAGGTCTACTTTGACCATTAACCACACACATGGGACAATTGAAACTGACCCAGCCTTTAGGACTAGGGCGTCCGTGTATACGACTTCGAAGTAAAGTTTGTAAGGCCATCATTGCCTTAGTATTTTAACTTCTGTATATGATTTTGTCAACAGTTCCTGTGTTATCTGGAGCAGGAGTATAAAGAATCTTTACCCAACGAGCATCGGCAATAAAGTTCCAACCCTGAACGTCTGTGGCATTGTTAAACTCAACCAAAAACTTATCGTGAACAAATTTTACTGGAAAATAGTTGCCCATACTGTCGTATTCTAGACTAACCAAGGCTTCCACTGTGCCTTTGAAATTAGTTACTTTGATTTGAATGGTATGGAAATTGCTGCTGTCATTTTTCTGCAGATTACTAGCTACCGGTTGACTAATCCAACTGGTTCCTAACTGACTAAATGATAACGGAACACTTGGAATAAACTTCGGATATGCGCCGTCACTGACTTCCAATTCCATTGTGGCTCGACGATTATTATCAGTATATAAACTCTTGGACATGCCATCCACGTCGTATATCACTGCACTGAGCTGATAAATGCCTGGATCTAAATCTACAATATCACTGCTGAAAACAGTAAACTCACAAAACCCGCTTTCGGGTTCTACTAATTTAGCTCTACGCTGTAAGATCAATTCTCCAGTTCGGACCTGCATAATGTTGACCATTATGTCTCGACCTAATAGGTTAAGGGGTTTGCGGTCTTGATTTTTTACATCAAAACCCAAGGTGCTGTCTACACCTTTATAAATTGTTTTTCGTGTGGTGTTAAATGGCATGTTTTGCGTCCTACTGAATCCTTCAGCATAAAGTAAAATACTTCTTTGCGGATAGTTTAGAAATGTGAATGTATCGCTCATAGTTATATTTATATTTGATTATTTGGTAATAAATAAAGCGAATGAAGATTCATAGAGATATTTTAGAACAGTTCCCTTTTCTAAGCCTTTGCATGGCTGGCGAGGATGAAATAGTTGGTATAATTCAAAATTATACTTCTACCATCGCCAGTATGTATGTCTACAATGTGCTAAATTGCACCGAAGACAAACAAGAATTCTTAGAATACGGAGAAGAATGGTGGTGGCAAAGTAATAGACAGTTGCCCATTAACCTGGTCATTGGCCCTAAATTTAAAAAATTCAGCTACTGTCTACGAACTTATAATGTAAAAGATTTCGAAATTTTACACGGAGAACCAATAAGTCTGCAAAACATAATTACTAAAAGAATTAAACGCAGGCAAATTCAACTGGTTCAAAAATTCTAATGGTAGAATATTTTAACCATAGGTCATTTTATTCATTTGTAACACAATGGCCATAGCATAGCCAATAGCGTGACTACGTTTGAAACTGTAAACATCATCGGTCTTTGTCCATACTTCTGCGGCAATTTTATCCCAGTTTTGTCCAACTAAATGCTTCTTTCCTGGACGAATGACTGCTAGGACCATAGCCAATTGATCTACACTGCGCGGCTGCATTTTAATCACAGTGTCAGCATGATTATGAATATGAAATAACTGTTGAATGATTTCCCGATGCTCTAGTAATTCCCATTGCGGCTTTCTATCTAAAAGTTCGTCAATTTCATCGTTACTCTTAAAGTCATTGTAGATACCAACATTCAAGCAATCAATCTTGAACCAGCCTTGTTGTTCTGCAGACTTATAATCTAAAGTAGCTAATCCAGTAAAAGGATTAACGGGCACAGTATGGAAATAAACTCCTGTGTTATGCTTCTTTTCTTTTAGACCATCTTTAATCATTGCTGGTGTATGCTCCAACAATTTTAGTGCTTGCTCTCTATCAGCAAAGTCAATGTCGACGTCTGTGCTCAATGTAAATTACTCCTGCCAAAAGTTTTTACTTCATCTTTTTTAGCTACTATTCCTTCGACGATTCTGGAAAAATCTTCTTCGGAAAGAGCAGTCCTGTAAATGCCTAAGCCTTGAGCTACCAAGCAGCCGGCGATTACAAGTGGATCATGATCACCTATTAGGTCATTTACTATATCTAATATGGCGTAGTAAACTTCATGAACTTCGCTACTACGATCAGTCACGATTCGACCTTGCTGCTCTTGATGCTTTATTATCTGTGCTGGCTAGTCGTTGTTCTAATACGGCAACTTTTTTCACAAGACGTTGAAATGCTTCAGCCGTAGGAACAACTACTCGCTCACCGTCCATAGTGAACTCTACCATGCCATTTAAGATCTTAAAATTACCAGATTCTGTTTTAGTATTTTTTAACAACATCGGAACCTTGCGCTCAGTGTATTGATTCATTTGATTTTAGCCTCATTAAAAACATGCTGAACCCAAGTAGCATCTTGCTGATGTCGTTTGACTTTAGCTCGCCAACTTTGTGGTTCTATATATTCAACTAACTGTTGAATTTGTCCCGGCTCAAGCCTATCTATTAGCCTGCTGCCTTGATCAGTTGCAAAGGTGCACCATGGACTGATACGACCCATTCTAATATCTTGAACTGCGTCGGGTGTGCTAACTTTTTGAAAGTATTCTTCCCAATTCTGGCCTGTGCGTTCTGCCCAGTCTTTCATATTTAACACACTACGCTCAATCGCACGTTCTACTGTTTCCTTTTTGGTACGATCTTTTACATAACTCTCATACACTATAGCAGCCTGCCACTTATGCATGGGAACACTATTCATTACGATATACCTAACAAATCCTTCGGGGTCTTCAATTCCTAAATCAATAATATGCTTGGCCAACTTCATGAAGCCAATGTAGTATTTGTTGACAGCGAATTCTTCATAATTTTTATCAGTCTTAATATTGGCAATACTCAGGCGTCTAAACAACAGCCAACTCTGATAGGCAATTCTATTTTGCTTGTCATTTTGGGCCAGGACTCTGCGCTTAGGCTCGCACATGTGACTAGCCAGAGTAGTCTCCCTAGCAAAGTCTTTTTGACAATACCTGCACTTAAAGGTCATTGGCTGCTGAGATAATATCTTTATCTTTGATTTGATATTGCTCGAGCATGTCTCGGGCTTGTTCTCGTGTAATGTTGCTGAACCAAAGGTCAATTTCTTGCTCGCTTAAATGATTGTATTGTTCGTGTAGCCATGCTTTAAAAGCGTTAGACTTTTTCTTTTTTCCTTTGCCGGGTGCAACGTAAGGATGCTTAACACTTTTACCTATGCCCACTACTGACATTAGTTTCCACAACAGTTCGGGGTGATTTTTTAATTCGCTGAAATTTGTGTTTACTAACTCATTAGTCATAATCAAATAATGTTCGATGATCTCTGAGGTAGCACTTTCGGCACTACTAAGGTATCGCATAACTAGCCAGGCAGCAAATCCTTTTTGTTCTTCTTCGGTTAACCGTTCGTAAAACTGTTTATTGCGACTGTCAATGGATGGCAACACTCGCTTAAACATATCTAGCATTGGAACTTTGCTCATAGCTTATTATAACATCTTTTCAATTGAAAGAACTTCCGGTAATTTGTTCGTTTCTTTAACAAAATAAGCACATAGGGGTTTATGTTTGTTTTCTAAAGGAACAGATAATATATGTCCGTGTTTAAGTTTAGGAGTAAACCAACGCACGTCTTGGTAGACATTAATAATTTCTAAAGGTAAAAAATCTGCTCTAAAACTGCTAATAGGATTCAAAACAAATGCACTAAAACCCCTGTCGTTGATATTCATTATTGGCACAATTTCTGGGTCGCCATGTTCTTTTTCACCTATTACAATATACCAATCTAATGGTACTTGAATGATATGATTGCCTATCTTTAACACTGCTGCTGGTGCATGAAATGTTTCCATGAAGATCAACGGCACAGCATGATAGTCTACGTTCTTAGGATCATTCCAGTCTAGAACAAAATATCTTAGATCATCAACTTCTTCAGGTAATTGGTTCAGCTCAAAAGCTGTATTGTCTACTGTTAATATATTCATTAGTATTTTACTTTCTGGACTTGAAACGGATAGCCCGCTTCCTCATAATATTTCTTACGTGTGGTAAGATGTCGTTTGCTAAATTTAGCACTGCTAGTTACATCCCAAATTTCCACATGGTCTTTGTCTTCTGCTTTACGAATTCCTCGACCGATGCTTTGGATAACACGGACGAAGGATTTTCCAGGTTCAATGAGAACCAGATTAAAAATACGAGGTATGTTGATACCAACAGCGGCGACGCCATAAGTCGCAACAATAATCTTGTTTGTAGCCGTTTTAACTTCGTCATATTGCTCTTTTCTATCTGTCGTTTTCATTGCTCCGCTGACAAATGTGCTGTCAGGTAAACGCTCGATCAGCATTTCTCCACACTTGACCCTGTCTACTAATACCAGAGTGTTGCCTGTATCGGCCAGGCGTTTAATAAACTCGGCAATATGATCGATTCTGTTTTTGTTGGTTGTCAGGTATGTTAGCTCTTCCTGGTAATTTCGATACTCTACGGTATCTTGAAACTGCATTATGTTTACTTGGCAGTTGGCTAACACGCCCAGATCCTGCAGATCTTTGGCTGCAATCTTATTTATGACAGGACCCAGTGTTGAGATTAAAGTTACGCGGTCAGAATCTTCTTTAGGTATCGTGCCTGTTAGTCCCCAACGAATAGGAACTTTAGCAAAAGGACCAGTTAAAAGTTGTTTAAGCACATCGGCTTTGGCCTGATGGACTTCATCAACAATCATTGCTACTACGCCATCAGCAAAGTCTTCTAAACTAACAGGACTCTCGCCTTCTTTAAAACGTTTTTGCAGACTGTTAAGACTTTGCCACGTGCAGATAGTATGAGTTTTTCCTAGTTCTTTTTTGTCGCCAAAGTAAACTCCTACATCAAGTCCTAGTAGTTCGTAGTCTTCCGCAGTTTGTCTAACCAAGTCTTTATTGGGGACAATAACCACACTGCGCCCATAGTCCTCTACGCTCTTGGAAAGGGAGGCAGTCATTACAGTCTTGCCAGCGCCAGTGGCAATTTCTTGCACACACTGTAGATTTTTTAAAAACTCATTTACTGCATTTACCTGATAGTCTCTTAGCATAACAGGTTGCCCAGCAGCTGGGTGGCCATTGGGCCAATGAGTTTGTGCATGAGTTTCTTCGTTTACTTCTACAAACTTAAAATCATGTATAAGTCGATGATCATCAATATCTATGTGATAGCCCTCGTCTACTAAGACAGGCAGTATTTGATCTAACAAGTTGAAGTAACTGGCGCCGCCTAGACTAAAGAAACTAATACACCCGTCCCATCGACCCAGTTTATATGCAGGACTATGATAGGCCCAGGGCTGAAAATATTTGAATTGCTTTTCCAGCTTTCGCCTGGTGCCGACTTCCAAGCCTGCAATTTTTATATTAACTTCATCTTTAATTTGAATGGTACAATTCATAAGATAATTATACTACTATTTGACTTAAAGATCAAGTCATAATGATAAAATTGACTTGGAAATTTTCAGCGGACATTCCGGATCGATGATTTAAATACTGTCAATAGCTACATAAAGGATAGATTATGCCAAATTTTAATGCTGTGCTGGTCACGCTCGATCAAGTTGAGCGTTGTGTCAACACACTGTTCGAAGAAGATAACAAAATATTTCGAATAGAAAAAGACACAGAAGAACAAATTTTAATTGTTGATATGATCAAGCGTTTACTAGTTGATGGTATCGCGGTGATGACTTCCATTGTTGATTCTGATGATGATAATCGTCCCATAGCTATGTATGTTGGCTATAAGTTTCCAACTTTAAAAGGTTGGATTGTGGGTCTAACAAAAATTGGCGGGCAACATAATCATTTCAATAAGTCTGCAGAAATTATGGCGCCGGCCTTAGACTTGTTAATAACAGAAATGGAAAAAGACGGGTATTATAAATTTTGGATGATTTCGCCGGAGCAACATCATAACATAAGAAATAAAATTATGAAACGTCACAGCAGCACCCTGGGACGCTATCAGTGGTTTGATGAAGAAGTTATCAAACGAGGTACTCTGTCTCCGACTAAAATTTTTAATTCTTTTAGGGGAACAAAAACTGTAGATTGGACTGACATGGTTGCAAGACTGTTTGTGTTAAATCAACATGAACGTGTAAATTATCTGCAAAAGGAAAATCATATGGATTATAAAGGAACTATACTATGAATTATGGTTTTGCCGATGACGGATTGTTCTACGTCGATTACCAGTCCTGTTTATATCGACCAGGGAATATGCGACAAGAAACAGAGAAACGAGCAATTGACATCGGATCAAAGTATTCTAATATATGGGTTAGCAACAGCGGTGGCATAGATAGTCAAGCCATGATACTTAGTTTTTTAAAGGCCGGGGTTCCTTTTGAATCTGTGTTTATGTGGCATCCTGGCCACAATGATAATGAATTGGAACAAGTTAAATTAGTAGACGCAAAAAATAAAATCAAAACTCATATCATTGAACTAAACCCCGAAGATTACAAAGAAGAAATTTTAGCCAAGGCAGAAGAATTCGACATTCATCCAAACTGTATCTTACAAAATATTTTTGTATCTAAACTGCCAGAAAATGCCAATATAGTTTCGATGGTACACGATCCCTTTGTATTCATCTTGGAAGATTCTGGCCCAAAAGTTTTTTGGTATATGGGCTACTATTCTCCGGAAATTTATAAAGACCGGGCTGCTAAAACTTTAAATAGATCTGGCCAAATTATTTCTTACGGCGATACTTCGGAATTTTTATACAGCATTTTAAATGATGATGTTTATCAAGCATGTATCAATGCATGGGATTACTTTAAAGACAACGGTTTAACAAAACCCGGTGTCAAGTTAAATGGGCCTGACAGATGGGATTACTATATCAAACCTTTAATTTACGGAAAGTATTGGTCTAACACCGAGCTGATGTTTTTTACTAAGAACCAAGGGTTTAAATCTATAGATTGGATCAATGTAGTAAGGCAGCACAAAGAAGGACCGGGTATTCTTAGCACTATTGCCGTTGCTCTACCCCTTGGTTCTTTCCTAAAATTTTTAGAATCCTGTTCAGGCGAAACCAGACGCTACTATCAAAATATAAAGAATCAAAGATTTATAGCGCACGAATTCAGGCGAAAAGCTGAATTAATTTCTAATGTTTAGACTGCCGATTTTGTAATATTTAAAAATTGGCTTAGTACCAATGGCTCGTCCGGCTTCGTCTCTCTTAACAAAACTGCCGGCATTTTCCCCAATGTATTTTACACCAGAATACCATAAGTCATGAGCCTTGGTACCTTTTTGACCAAAAATAAACCAATAATCAAATTCACTAAACCAATCTGACAGAGCCTTTTCCCCCTGATACCAATCATTGTTCCAAGTAGTAGGATATAACACACTTCTTAAAAATGGTTCAATTATTAATCTAACTGTGTGGAATGTGCTGCCTTTGAAAAAACTTCTATATGTAGGATTAAATTCAATTAATTTTTTAACGGTATGAAGTTGCTTAGAAATCATTTTAAGAGACTCAGGTGCCCAATAAAACAGCTCAACAGTGGCGTTGGCATATTCTTTAGTATTATCTGCGATTGAAGATATATTTGCCGACTTGTCATTGAAGTATGTATACATGACATCGTCGGATCGCACAGCTATCCTAGGTTTTTCTACTCCAGCAACAATGGCAATTGATTTAGTTTTATCAAACTGTTTTCGTACCTGATCAATGTAAATGTAATTAAACCGGGTGACATTCAAAGGATTCAATCCTTCTTTTCTTGTCAAGACCCAACTTTCATCTTTGTAATAGTCATGAAAGTTAAAGAGGTGATTAGACATATCTAAGATTGTTATCTTAGTTTTAGGCGACATCGTCGCAATTTCTTTAAGTCTCGGCACCGTCTGCAAATGATGTTCCAACTGCGGCGCGGTTGTTGCTGCTTTATTTGCAGGATCTATTTTAACATTTTTTAACGCTTCGTCGAAGGTATTAATTAACAATTCATCTACGTGCAAACCTTGTCTCAGAAAACTCATTAATGCATTATGGCTGTCGGCGCCACCGCTATAACTTAATATGATATAATCATATGATTCTCGTAGCTGACGTGCTCTGGCATTATACAGTTCGTCTAGTGTTTCTGTTGGTTCAACTGTCCAATCGAATGAATTAAATTCAAAATCATTGAAATGCCATTGTAGCGCACTTTCAGGCAAATTGTTTTTAGTAACATATAGGCAAGCGTGAATCTTAGATTCAAACTCAATACCGTTTACAGTGTAATAACCTAATTTTTTATTCATTTTAAATCTTTTACTAAAAGTGAAACTATATCTTTTAAAGGAAGAACTTTATTGATGTTTAATATGGCATTTCCCATATTGATGTGACCTTCTTTTCCTGTTTCAATTCCTCTCACGAGACTCTTATCAAGATTGTCGTTACTGTGTTCTTCTACGTGACTAAACATAATACCGCGGTGTGTGCCATTGACTTTAATGATATCATTTTTAGTTTTTTCTAACAGCGACAATTTAACTTCTTTTGGTATTCTTGATTCTTCACTCATTGCAAACAAAGTGCCTATACCAACAGCATTGGCCCCTATAGAGATCAAACGATTGATATCAGCTGATGTTGAAACTCCACCGGTAGCTATTAAATCTTTGGATGATTCTTTTCTAATTCCAGCAGTTAAGTCGTCGATAGTTTCTAAGCCGACTTGTCCAGCACCCTCTGACCCTTTGAGCAGATAATAATCAACTAACAAAATTAAATTTCTTGGATCTGCATTTCTAAGTAGCATTAACTTGTTGGTGTTAATTTTTAATCCTACTTTTTTATTTTGTGATTGTAAGCTGATAATTCTATCCAATATCTTATTGTCTTTTATATCTTCCTTCCTCCAATCAATAATTTCAATTAGTCTGTTTTTACTTTTTAAAATTTGATTAAAGAACGAATCATTGTGCAATAAGTTGGCTTGAAACGCAAAAGAAATTTCATTGCTAGAAGTTTTCTCAATGAACTCATCAAGTTCATTGATAGCCTCGTTGTTGTAGTAATTCTCTGAATTTTCAACAAACTCTGTATTACTGTAAACGCTCAGACTGGGCACAATGCCAGCGGCATGACAAGCCAGTGCTAACTTTAAATCACTGACCTTATTCATGGTCACACACAATATTGGATATGTAGATTTTAGCATAAAGATATTTACTAAGGATTATCTTTAAATTTGCAGACCTGATAGTTTTTTCCAAACAAAGTCAAGCCATCCAATTCGCCGTCTGTTTCTTTGACCAAAGGTCTAAGATTGTTTTTAACATAATTGATTCCAGCTGTCCATATTTTATGAGCAGATGTATCACTATAATTTTCAATGAACCAGCTATCAAATTCACTAGTCCAATCTTTTACTGCCTTATCAGCTTGATACCAATTGGCGTCCCATGTTGTATAAATTATAGTCCTTAATAGTTTCTCATGACATAGTCTATAAATTTTAGGATCTCGATGCATTACATCATGTTGAAATAGATTTATATACTGAGGATTCATCAATAGCCATGCTCTAACCACATACGCCTGTTTAGTAATAATATCCAAGCTATAAGGGCTCCAGTAAAACAAATCCACCGTGGTGTTAGTATATTCAGTTAAATGTTCCGGTACCGGTACAATATTTGCTGCTCTATCCCCAAACCTTGTATGAATATAATTATCTTTGATAAAAATTCTCGGCTTATCTACTCCTACTATCAATACCAAAGATTTACTTTTATCAAACTGTTTTCTAACATCACTAATATGTAGATAGTTAAACCTAGTAACGTTTGCTGGATTTAATCCTTCTTTGCGTGCCAGAACCCAGCTAGCATCTTTGGCACTATTCATATAATCAAATAAATGATCACTTAAATCACATACTGTTATTTTAGTTCCAGGTATTTTATCTGCTAACTCTTTTAATCTGGGCAATGTCTGCAGATGGTATTCGGCGGCAGCATTTTCTGATCTTAAATCTCTTCGATCAATAACGGTAAATTTACTGTTTGCTTTTTCCATTGTATTGACGATAATTTCGTCAATACGCAGACCTTGTCTAACAAAACTAGCTAATATATTATGACTATCTGCTCCACCGCTGTAGCTCAGTATTACATAATCATATTTTTCTCTGATTTCTTTACATCTGCGATCATAGAGTTGATCCAGTGTTTCTATTGGTTCTCGCCAATGATGTCTTGAAAATACTTCATCATTGAAATGCCATTCAACCGGCTGACTGGTCTTAATAGAATGAAAGGAGGCTTGAATTTTAGATTCAAATTCTATACCAGCACAAGTGTAATATCCTAATCGCTTGTCGATTATCATGCCACTATTTATAGTGACATATCGGCAATAAAAAACAACCCTAAGGTTGCTTTTATAGTTTAACTAATTGCGGACGTAAGAATTTTTTATTAGGCTTAAATGTGCCTATGATCTGACTTATCTTAGGCAGGTCTTCTGCTAATAAAGCAAGAGCAGAGAAGTTATGCGTTCTCTTTTTATCTGTTGATTCTTCGGGAAGTTTCCAAGCACTCTTACAAGTAGACAAATCAACTATACAGGCAAACATGTCTGTTAAATGCCCGTCTTCAGATATATCAAATCGTAAAAGAATATAAACGGGGGTTTTAAAGAAACCATTGCCTGTCCACGTATTGCCTGTGCAAAAAGTAATCTTGCACTCTATTGGCGTCCCATTGTAGTCATAGTCTCTGCCAACGCCTTCGTCTTTTTCAAAGCCCGGCAATAAAGAATGCACCATCCTTGCAAATATTACATCAAGTATAGGTGCAACCATTTTGGTTTTTTCTTGTGTTTTTCTACCTTCGAAATATTCTTTAAAACTTTGTTCTACTAGAGATTCAAACTGTGGAAGTTTCTTTTCATTCCACTCTTTACAAAGTTCAGGTAGTATCTGTTTAATAGTCGAAAACAGTTCTTGCATAGTTGGTTCCTTTAGTTTAATTATAGAACCAACTCTGAATTAAGTCAACTAATTTCTTCGAACCATTCTAAAAAGTCTTGAACGTTATTCATAGTCAACGGGACAAACTCTTTAGGAGCCTCTTCCAATTTAATGAAGTAATCTGACTTTAGTTCTTCTATGAAGTCTAGAATATCTTGTTTATCAATGTCGCTGATCCATTCGCTCAGACCTGCTTCTGCACTGGCAATCTTATATTTGAACTGCTGTTTGATTTTCTTCTCTGCTTCTTTGACGTCAATGTCTTCGCCAATCCAAAGATCCGTGAACTCTTCAGTATATACCGGGCCAACTGCCTGTTGGTATGCCGCAAGACGAGTGCGAACTTTGTCTAATGCGGCAATACCAATCTTGAAGTCCCGGGGATTTTTAACACCCGGGCACTTTCGGAGATACAGAGTATACGGTCTCATTTTACAGGATATGAAGATTCTGGTTGACTGAGCTTGTGCTTAGTACCATGCTTCATATAAGTCAGCACAAGACCGCTGGTAACTACAACAGGGTGAGCACCCAGGCTACCAAAATGGTTTTCAAACTGCTCCTTAAGACGAGTATGAACCTTCTCGCTTTGCCCGTAGACTTTCTTAAGAATGTTACCAAACTCTACGTCAAAGGTAGAAGGCAACATCTTTCCTGTTTGCAATTCGGTTTGCTGATACAGTCGAGCCATAGCCAACATCATAATGCCACGCACTTCTTCCTTGGGCCAAGTATCACGATGGAACTTTAGACTACGTGCAAGATAAATGCCTTTGATGCCCGAACTCGCCTGCACAAGATCATAAGCACCATAAAGGTGTTCAATGTGACTAATGTCACCTGCTTTGTTGCTGGCTCGCTTCACTTGGCAGTTATTAGCATCAACAATGCTTTGAACGGTAACTGCTTCAGATTCGCCGCACTCCACACTAATCATATGTGCATCATAATTGCTAACCGGACGCTTGTTCTTTTTATTGATAGTCAAGAAGCTACGACCTGCCTTGAGGATAAGGATCTTCTCTGCTTCTACTAGACTGTGTTCATCATCAATGTCAGCTTCTGTGTACCACACTGGAATATGTGACCAACCCATGCGATCACATACACGAGTAGTGTGGTGGCCGTCCCACAGCAAAAACTTGCCAGTCTTGGGATCCTTGATAGCACAAGGAACAATAATCATATCTGGTTGGAAATCTACTTCAATCTTTTCCACGTGATTGGGTGCTACATCTCGTTGAAAGCGAGGATCAATACCGGTATCGGTCATTGGTGCCCAATCAAACTGCGGAACCTTTAGCTTACGTGGATCAACACTACCACGTGGAATAGCACTGGCTCCTAGCACGGCCGAAACTGCATCGCCAATATCATCGCTAGGGATGATACCATTTGTGTAATTACGTGCCATTGTGCGTAGATCGATGGCCGCATCTTCCATATCAAATTGAATGGAATACTTTGAAAGGAACGCCTTAATGCGTTGTTCTTTCTGTTTGGTTTTGCTGAGTTTTGTAACTTTGGTTTTCACAACAGGGGCCTTTGCAAAAGAAGATTTATTGTTTTTTACTTTTGTGCTCATACTTAATCCTTAAGAGTTTTGTCAAAAAATTCACGGGTGCGATCTTCTGCTAGTTGAGTAGCATCTAGATTAAAACGAATTGGCCACTTACCAATAGCAGTTGTATTGACTCCTGATTCCCATGCATGAGTAGCATTCTTGTAGACATACATAGAATAATTAGAATGATTTTTATGCGTTAAACAGAATTGCATAGGAGTCCATTGATCAGCTTCTCCTAAATGCACAAGAGTAGGAATAAATGGACGATTGATTCGAGATCCTATATACCATTCTTCGCAATTAGGATAATATGCAACCGCAGAAGAAATTAGTTTACTAGCTTCAGGATCGTTCGCCACGGCCATTGCCACACTTCCGCCATGACTGTATCCGATAAAAGAAATTTTACCTTTATGCCAAGATTGCCCTTGAACCCATCGAGCGATTTGCTTGGTGTCTTCGACTCGTTGGACCGGAGGCACTGCATTTGCATTTGCTCCACGTGCGCCGGTGCATACTTCATCTGCCATCCAGCCTCGAGGTTTAAACGCATCATAAAGAACTACGTTATAGTTAAAACGCTGGGCGATCAATTGAGCTCTATTCTTATAGCCTTGACCGTTATTATCGCTAAACCCATCGCATCCATGAGCAAGAATTACTGTGGGTACCGGTGTAGTTTGTCCGTACGGTTTAATAACGATATAATCTGCAGATTTTGTTTGTATGCTGGCACAACCAGAACTAAACACACTTCCACAAACCAATGCAATAAAGGTAGATTTGAATTTCATATTGAATATAATGAATAAGGAGGATTTCTCCTCCTTTGGATTTAGCACACTTCTGCTCGCTTCAGGATAGTTGTCTCTGCAAGACGCTTCCAGTTGTGAGCACTCATCTTACGCAGGTCTGCAATCTTGAGCACGGTACGCAAGCTCAGTTCACGCAGACGACTACGTTGTTGCCATACATAGTCAACAACTTCTTCGGCAGCACCGTCTTCGAAGTCATAGCTGTCAAGCATACCATCACGCACAATCTGCTTGATACGCAGGAACTTGTCACGCTGGGTATCCAAAGTCAGGTCCAAGTAGTGGCAACGGCTTTCCAATGCATCCAAGTGATCCTTGAGCTTCTTGGAGCGAACGTGCTCAAACTTAATGTTAGTGATGAAAATCACACTACCTTTAAATTCGAAACGATCCGGTACACCTTCACGACGCAACATGCTAGAGTCAGTGTTCCAAGAAATGTAACGCTTCTTGCTAGAGTCCAAAGCGGCCTTGAGAATGTTCAGGCTCAAGTCGTCAAGCAGAATGCTGTCGCAGTCATCGAACACCAAGACATTGCCAGCGTCACTAAACTTGAACAGTTTAGCATACAAACCAATGGCACTCATCGCACCCTTAACAACTTCAAAACGGTTCTTGCGTTGAGCCATCTTGTCAAAGAGACTAGCTTCTTCTAGCTTCTTCTCAACACCAAAGGATTTACCTACGCCGGGAGGGCCGCTGACAATCATTGCACGAACAGCACCAGTGGTAGTGCCTTCTGCCATCTCGTCAAGGATGTCAAAACGCTCACGAATACGCTCAATAGCGGCTTCTTCGCTTTCAGTATAAACTTCAGGTTCAGCAGGCTTAACAATGCTGAACACACTACCGTCATCTTTAGCAGCCTTGCGTCGCTGGCTGTCTGTCATATCTGCTACACTTGAACCTGCCACTGTAATATCCTCCATTGAACGAACTTTAACACGAATAGACTTGCCGGGATAGCCCAAAGAGCCATCGTCTTCAACAGTCACATAAGAACCCTTAGCACCCTGCTTGAGATCTGCAACAAGTCGGAACGTTTGGTTCTTAACTTTGTTGCCACGATACTCGCCACGCAGAATAGTTACTTGAGCCATTTAGGAAACTCCTGTTTCGTTTACGATAAGTCTATTATACTGTCTTGTCCAATTTGTGTCAATTAACGAGCATTGCCGCTAACTAGCACAATTTGAACGATTTTTTGCTTGTTTTTCAGCATATATGTATTATATGCCCAAACCCAATTTGTGTCAATTAAGCAAAAAACGCCGTAGCTTCTGCTTCAAACACACGAAAGGCTTCTAAAGTTTTTTGAGTTTGAGCCATAGGGTTCGTTTTAACGAACTTCAAAAATTCCAGAAAGCCCATGCCCAAAAAATCTGCGTCTTTTTGTAATACTGAGATTGCTGTGGAAATTTTCATTTCTTGCTCCGTTTTGTTTACTATGTATGTATTGTATAGCCAAAACCAATTTGTGTCAATTAAGCCCGATAAGTGTTATAGCCGCGAATCTTGCTTTGCTTATTAGTGTGACTTTCGTCGAACTTGACAGTATAGCCTTTTTCCTTAAGAGCTGTCATCAAAGTTGACAAATCGCAGTCTTCTTCCAAAAAGGCATTGGCGCCATTTTGATAACTGTAGGGAGTGATCTTGTCAGCGATGCCAAGTTTGACTAGACGAGCTTTAGGGAAACGTGCCCAAGCATGACCAGGGTCTGCGAACACTTTTATTTTGATTTCCTTCATATAAATCCTGTTTTGTTACGCTATGCATATATTGTATAGCCAAAACCAATTTATGTCAATTAACCCAAAGTGGTGTCTTCCATACCAGCAACCCTGAGCTTGGTAATATTGTTGATTTGAAATTGCTTGGCATCAACTGCTTTCATCAAACCAAGATACTTGTTACGTATCATAGCAAACTCGTTAATCAATAACTGCCACTGATACACTTCGGCATCGCCGTCTACATACTTTTCAGCATCACGACTACTCAGTGCTCTGTTGTAGTTTTCAATAAACTTCTTAAAGACTTCGCTACGCTTTTTACGTAACTGAATATTTAGATATTCTAATATGGCTTCTATTTCTTGCAGTTGATTGAATCTGTGTTCAACAATGCCAGGCATGAGCCTAGCATTCATTTCTAAATTACCTTTAAGGCTAGTTTCTATCCTGGCCCCTTGTAATTCGGATTCAAAATGCGAAATGGCATCGGGCAATGCCGAAACATCATCCGATACCCTTCTGTACCAATTAATCATTCGTCATCGTAGTCAGCATCGTAATTGTCTTCTTCATAGCCGTCATCTTCATCATAGTCAGAAGTGCCATAAATGTCAGCAATTACAGTATCAAGAACGCTGTCGTTGCCTAGCAATTCTCCACTGACACTGTCCATGTCATAGTGATTTTCTAAGCTACGCAATAATGCGCTGGCGGCGTCATATCGTTCTTTTTTGTCAATGTAGGTCTTTACACTTGTCCAGACATCTACTATAAGATTTACTTCATCTTCGTGCAGCATGGTTCTTTTATTCTCCATCGGTTCCAGTCGCTGTATTTACTTCTTTAGTCAAATCTCTTAGCATTATGTCTGCCATTACTTTATCTAAGAGTTCGTTAGTCCAACCTTTACGCATGGCTTTAAATACTTCGCCATCTTTAGTTGTATAAAGATAACTGTTGCCTTCACGCTTGAGCAGGCCTTTTTCTTCCAGCATGTCAAACAAACCGCTGTAAGGACTCATACCTGTTGCATAAGGAATCTTAACATATACTGATTCAAATGGCTTGGAGTAACGAGTCTTCATAACTTTACAGGCAGCACGAATACCCATTACTTGACTACCAGTCTTGTTACCGTCTTCGTCTTCTTTAAGTTTCAACTTACGCATAGCAACCACGATAGAACTCGCATAGATAAAGCCCTGTCCGCCGCTAATTTTATCATCCGGATCAAACATGTCCTGGCTTGCATAGGTGTGATTGGTAGCAACTAAACCAATGTTTAAATTACCAAACATGTTTACGCAGTTACGGACTAATGCCGTTAGTGCCTTAGGTTTACGACCCATGTCGCCTTTAAGGTCGCCTGCTTCGAATTGGTTAACGTCTGTGGGTGTTAACAACATACCCAAACTGTCAACAACGAACAAAACCTTAGGGCGGTCTTCTTCAGCTAATGCCTTGTAATCTGTTACAAACTTAGTAACAGTTTTGGCTACGTCATCAATCATAGCCATGTTTAGCTTGAGCAATTTGCTTTCGCTGGTATCAACTCCTAGTGCATGGAGCCATGCTTCGTCTAGGGCGTTTTCGCTGTCAATTAAGACAACATAGATGCCCTGCTCTTGTGCGTGACGCACCAAGTTACCTGAGCAAATGTAACTCTTACCTGCACCGGATTCGCCGGCGAACACAGTAACCTTGCCCATTGGAACTCCTTTAAAGAAGTCTCCACTAATCAAATAGTTAAGTGTATAGTTACCTGTGCTGATCCAATCTGTAGGATCATTGAAACCAATACTGAGTCCATCAATACTCTTAGTGATTTCTTTTCTAAATTTACTGACATCAAACGGTTTTGTCATTTTGTTCTTCCTTTTGTTCTCGGTCGTAGACCATAATCATCCTAGTCAACGGTTCCATTTGTTTAGCAAAGTGATCCGGCATGTCTCTGCACATTAATTCCAAATGATAATCATCTGGCCAATGACGTAGCAGTCCATGGGCACGTTGTCTAACAATTTTTGGCACTCTTGGCGTCATGTGCGGACTTAGCAGTTCCATAAGAAATTTCTTTGTCTGCACAAGACTACGGTATCGTTCGTCTGGTAGTGTCATATCTTCTCTACTCTGTGAGAGTCTACGTTTTTTAAGCATCGATTAAACAAGGGCCGAAGCCCTTGTCTTTACTTTTGCTGACGATTGCGAATCATTGCAAGAATGTCGTTGACATTCTTTTTGCCTTCTGGTGCTGGAGCACTATCAGCTTCGAAAGGAGGATCGTCATCTTCAGTATCAACTACTGCGGGCTTGGCTACCATTGCGGGCTTAACTGCCGCAGGAGCCTTCACCGGAGCAGGAGTGTCGTCATCGCTGGCAGCGGGGGCATTACCTACGCTAACGCCTGCGGGACGGAAATATTGACCCCAACGTTGAGGATCATACAACTCGCCATCAACACTGGCCTTGAACATGTCATAAATGACATCGACTTCTTCCTTAGTAGGCTTCTTAGGCATAAAGTCGTTAAGATTAAACAGGCCGTGTGTGGCAACTGCTTGTAGCTCAACTTCAGTTAGGCCACGCTCACGACGAGCAAAGCTACTGGTGCTGTAGTCAGCATATTGACCTTTGGTGGTCTTTGTCAAACGGAAGTCTGTGCCGTTTTCGTAGTCTGTAAATAGACTTTCCATTTCAGGATCCATTAAGGCGCCTTTAACAATGTTAAAGATGCTAGGGTTGATAATCAACCTACGGATTGGATTTTCTGGAATGTTTTCTTCCTGCAGGCTGCTACTGACAACAAAGCCTTGGAAGATATAGCTTTTCTTTTTCCAATACTTGCGGCCTAGATCCTCTAGACTCTTATCCTTAAACCAAGGACGAATCTCTGCATGGATTGGGCAAGTTTCTTTCCACATTTCCATACAAGGAACGGTTACTGTAACTCGCTTGCTTTCATCGCCGCCTTTAACGCCGGCAAATTCCAAACGAATCATTTGACGCTCACGCCAAGGGAAAGTATTGGTATCGTCTCCATCAGGAAGGAAACGTAGAACTGCTGTGGAATTTTCTGGGATGTTCCAGAAAGGGAAGATTGCGTTGTCGCCGCCTGCGGTCTTATTACCGCTCATTTTGTTTTCTTGCTCAAGTAGTCGAGCGCGAATTTCTGCTAGTGTAGCCATAGTTTTTCTCCAAAGTTAAGCCAGGGTTAAAAAGTTTTGTTGCCTGGATCACTAGACACTCCCGTCTAGTGAACGTATTTTAACAGACTATTGCCTGTTAGG